CGACGCTCTTCCGATCTGTTTAACAAACTATCGTCGTTTTTGCGGGAATGGGTTCAAAAAGATCATTTGCACCCTTGCACCATTGACACCGTGCCCTAATGCGTGGCGCGAAAATCAAAGTTCAAACACCCCCTTGCATGGTACGCCGAAAAGCACGGCGTTTCTCTCCGGACGATCAAGGGACTATCGGCGCGAGGAGTCGCCCTGGACAACGAGAAGGTTGTCCGGGCTCATCTCACCAGCAATTCGGGAAGGCGTAGCGACAAAGAGGGCGAGCGAAAGGCCCTCCCCCCTGTTGATCTTGCCTCGCTGAATCTTCCGCCTGAGTTCTACGATGCGCGTGGGCTCGACGCCGCGATTGTCCGGCTTTCGTATCTTGAGCAAGTGACGGGTCGGAAGGTTGCGGAGGCGATCGCGTTGAATGACCCGAGGGAGATTCAAAACTGGATCAAAGCACACGACGCGATCACCTCACAGCTTCGCATCTCTGAAAAGAACTCCCCGGCGATCCTGAAGGAAAAGGGCAGCGTCGTGCCGTTGGATCAGATCCGAGCCGACGTCTCCAAGCTCTGGACGGGGATCGTCTCCCGGCTCCAAGGGATCCCGAACCGAGCCATGCAAACGCTCGTCGGGCTGGACGCTTTGGACATTCAGGAGGAGCTAACCAAGGAGATCAATCAGGCCCTTGAGCAGTTGAAAGAGTTCATGGCTGGACTTGCGGAAGGAAGAGAGGGAAATGCGTGAGCCTTTCAACTCTCACTCCGTTCATCCGGGCTAACCTTGATGCGCTGAATGAAGCGCACGTCGAGAAAGAGGCGCTGAACCTCTGGCAATGGTCGGATCGGTTCATTCACCTGGACTCCAAGTTTTCGGCACGCCCCGGACGCTACGACAGCGCCTATACGGCGTATCTGCGGGGGCCGATGGCGGCACTCTCCGACAAGCGTGTCCGCAGGGTGACGATCAAAAAGGGGGCACAGGTCGGGTTCACGACCATGCTCGCGAACTGGATCATGTACCTCGTGGACATGGATCCGGGACCGACGCTCCTTGTGCAGTCTTCAAACCGCATGGTGAGCCGCTATGTCCGGCGCGAGCTTCACCCCCGCTTCCTCGGGTGCAAAAGGATCGCAGGGTATATCCCGGAGAATCGCCGGATCCAGTTCACCAACTCGGAGATGTACTTCAAGAGCATGGATTTTTTCTGTGCCGGGGCTGGCAATGCTGCACAGGTGGCGTCCCTTCCGATCAAGAATGCAGCCGGGGACGAGGTGGACAAGTGGCCGCTTGAGGATGACAAGGAGGCGAGCCGGAAGGATCTGCTCGAAGTCAGGACGCTGACCTACGAAGAGACCCGGAAGATCCTGCTCGGGAGCACGCCGACTGTGCCGGAGATGACGATCACGGTCGAGTACCGGAAAGGATCGCAAGAGGAAATGCATATCCCCTGCCCTCACTGCGGGAAACTGCAAGTCCCTCTCTTCGAGCACCTCGACGCGAGCGGAAAGGGAAGCAGGACAAAGGAGGGGGTGTGGGATCTCGATTGGGTGGAGAAGAACACGGCGCTTCGATGCTCCGAGTCTGGACTTATCCCGGCGATTGTGACGGGGGAGGAATTGGCAAGCCGCATCCGCGACCCCCTGCCGGATGGTGTCACGGTTGAATCAATCGAGGAGGCACTACGCCGGGAGCCGTGCGGAGAGTTGATCCCGCAGAACAAAAAGCAATGGATGATGCGGCGCGGCGTCTGGATCGCGACGAATGCCGATGCCCCGAGGGATCACCGCAGTTTCAACATCCGGGGGGAGCTATCGAACAAACCTAACTGGGGCTCACTCTTCAAAGAGTTCCTGCAACTCAAAGACAAGCCCGGAGGGCTGCACCACTTTTACAACAGCTACCTCGGGAGGGAGTGGGAGAGGAAAGCCAACACCATCACTAAAAAAGCAATCCGTCGCATCCAAGACGAGAGCGTCAAGTACACGCTCGGGATGCCTGACGACCCGGAGGCGGATCTCCGGCTCCCGGTGCGTCCTGTCATCCTGACCATGCACGTTGACGTTCAACAGACGGAGTTTTACTGGACGATGCGGGCATGGTGCCGCGATGGGAGCCGCTACCTGATTGCGATCGGGAAGTGCGTTTCCTACGAGGAGATTGTCCGCATCTCGAACCGAGTTTGGAAATACCGACACGAGGAGCACGGGATCGATGAGGAGTTCACCATGTTCATGGGGGTCATGGACGCCGGATACCGTGCGAAGCGGGGCGCGAGCGTCTACGGATTTATCCACGAGCAGGGAGGGCGATGGAGCGCGAGCAAGGGCGGCGGGTATAAAGGGAGAGAGGCCCCCGTGATCGAGACGCTGGTTCAGTTCCGATACCAGGGCGAGGAAGTGACCATCCCGATGATCCAGTACAACGATGAGGTGATGAAAGAGCACCTCTACCGTTTCGTGTTAAAGGAAAGGCGAGAGCCGAAATGGTATCTCCCGGAGCGGCTCGACCCCGACTACATCGAGCAACTTACCGCCGAAAAGCTGGTCGAGAAGAAAGACGCCGAGGGAAGGGTCTTCCACAAATGGCAGGCCGAACAGGATCCCCACTTCGGGGACTGCGAAAAGCTCTCCGAGTTGTTCGGCTTCCTGTTACCCGTCCCGGCGTTGGAGAAGATCGGGGAGAAGCTCGACGGGGCTCTGGCGGTGCGGGTTGAGGCGTTNNATGTGTTGACAAAATAGGCGGGCGGGGCGATGCTCTCCTCAGAAAGTAAAACTACTCTCTGCCGCCGGGGGCCACCCGGAACAACGAACACAACGATACAATGACAACCACAATCGACCTCTCCAATACGGATCGCCCTTTTGCAGTGGGTAGCGGGATCTCCATTGAGATCCTCGACGGAACAATCAGCCAAGTCAAAATTGAGGGTGAGACCAAGACGATCATCAAATCGTTTCCCGCCTCCCAACTCACCACTCAACAGGCCGAGGCCATCACACGCGCCCGCGTTGCTTGCACCGCCGCCCGTAAAGCACAGGGCTGGGATAAATAATTTTGAGACCAACCCTCTCATGACCCCCTTGCAAATCATACGCGCCACTCTTGATGAGGGCTGGCAGATCAACGCCGTTTGGATCGTCCCTGCATCCTCTCATATCAGCACATCCGGAGGATGGGAGCTCGTGCTCCATCTCGCCGATTTTGTGCCCCACGGCGAAGGTGATTCCCCATGCGTGACGATCGACCGTGCCAACGTCCCCAAAAGCATCCGCGTCCTCGGCGGCGAAAAAATGGGAGACCGTATCACGCAACTCTCACCAATGAGCAATGAGCAGGCCGAGGCAATTGCTCGCGATATTGCACTTGCTGGCGACGCAACAGGAGTCGTTAAGACGGCAAGTGGGTGCTGGTCGGTTGGACCGACTGCCGCATGGGTGCGTGATCCGTTACGCACGGCAATCATTAATAGTCGCAAAAAATGAGTGATCAACCAAACCCCGGACGCCCTCTCAAGCGAGAGGGCGATCCCGCCTCTTCCCACCTCCACATGAGGATCACAAGGCAACAAAAAGCGGCCTATGTCCGCGCCGCTGTTGCGGAGCAAAAGAAGCTCAGCGAGTGGGTCACCGAAAAGTTAGACAAGGAGGCGAGGCCATGAGGCCCATGCTTTCCAGCACCTACGAGCGGCAAGACGTCACGGGGTGGATCATGTCCGAAAAGCTCGACGGCGTCCGTGCTATCTGGACGGGTGAGAAACTCATCAGCCGCAACGGCAACGAGTTTGCCGCGCCGGGGTGGTTCACGGCGGGGCTTCCTGCCGAGGTGATGCTCCTCCGCTGATGGGGGCCAAAATCACCTTCAGCTTCGAGGGCCTGACGGATGGAGGGATGCCGCGCTTCCCCGTCCTGATCGGGGTCAGGGACTACGAGTGATTGGTGGCGGGAGTAGGATTTGAACCTACATGCTCCACGTTATGAGCGTGGCGTCTTGCCTATCGACATTCATCCCGACCCGAAATCACTTCTGAAGCGCGGCCATCACTTCATCGAGCCCGAGGGCGAGATCATCGGCGAGGCCCACTTGCAGGGCGCGAACGCCGAGGAAGGTCTGCCCCTCCAATGCTTCGGAATCGACTCCGGGGCGACCAGCGCGGACGGCGGAGGTGAAGGAGGCGTAGATCTGGTCAACTTGGGCTTGGAAGATCGCCCTTTCCTCATCCCCAAGAGCTACAAACGGAGCCCCCGCCGCTTTGTATTTACCGGCCTTCACTAAATTCACGGTGATACCTTGGGAGTCGAGTTGTCGGGATTGATCGAGGAGCGCCATGTAGACGCCGATGGAGCCGACGTCCGTGCTTTCTGTGATGATGATTTCCGAGGCGGTGGCTGCGATGAAGTAAGCAGCGGAGCAAATCATCGAATCAGAGAAGACCGTGACGGGCTTTTCCTTGGAGAGCGATGCGACCCGCTTGGCCGTCTCGGGAACTCCGGTTGCCGACCCGCCGGGTGAGTCGATCACCATGAGAACGTGCTTCACGCTGGCATCGGCGCGGGCCTGCTCGATGGCACCGTCCACGTCGTCGAGGTCGACGCCGCCGTAGCATTCTAGATCCGCTGCGGCGACGTGCTTGTCTATCACGCCGGAGATCCGAATGATTCCGAGCTTCCCTTCAGTCTCGTAGATCGAGTCGATGCGCTGCTTCCGCTCGCGTCCGGAGTCCAGGGATCGGCGGGACGCCTCCGAGCGGGCAGGCATCCCCCCGGCAAGGTAGAGGTCGAGGGCCTTTTCAAGCGACGCCCTTACTTGGGGCGTAATCATGATCGGGGAGGCGTAGAGTTTGGAGAGGAGGCGGGGAAAGCGCATGGGGTGATTGGTGGTTAGGCGTCTTGGGTGGCGACGTGGTTGATGTTCTGGATTCCGGCTGGGGGTTCGATCAGCCATTCGATCGGCACCCCTTTGGCATCACACTCCGCTTTTAGCCAAGCTAGGTGATTGATCTGGCGTTTGTGCTGCGACCGGGCGGAGAGCCCGAGTTGCTCGTAGAAGTTCTCGTACCCGAGCATCCCGTTTTTCAGGAGTTGGATATTGGCTTGGGCGGTGCGACCGTAGTCGGCATTCAGCTTTGCCGGACCCTGCCACTCGACAGACCACCAGTGAGGATCCCGGCACATCGGGATTTGCCCGGTGCGCATTCCTTCGAGCACGAAGGCGAGATAGATCGGGCGCGAATGCTGCGTGATGATCCGGTCTTGGAGCATTGCAAAGAAGAACTGAGCGTCGTCCATCACCGCACGGGCGGAGACCCCTCCGAGTTTTGACATCTCGTAGAGGATTTCCACGGGGAGCCCCATGCCGACGGCGGCCTCTCGGTAAAGAAACTCGATGAAGGCCAGAAGGTTCTGGGAGGGGCGGTCCGAGGTGAGGAGTTCCAGCCCTTCGTCGAGCCCGCAATAGTGAATGGCCGCACCCGAGAAGAAGGATTCGGAGACCGGGCGAGGCTTTCCATCCTCAGTTGTGCCAAGGACTCGCTCAAGCTGCGAGGTGATGCCGACCTTTCCGGCTTCCTTGTTCTGCTTCTTGGCGACGACTCCGAGGGCGGAGTGCAGTTTGGCCGTCCCGACTTCGAGGGATTTCAGATCGAGGGCATCGATCAAGGAGTTCACCCCGGCGTAGAGCCAAGGAATCCCGCGCCACTGCTTTGCGCGGCGGCGCTTAAAGACGTGAATCATCTGGTTCGCCGCAACGTGCCGGAAGGGCATGATGGCCCCCTCCCATGGGGCGGGGAGTTCCATGACGGAGTACTCGATCACCCGATTGAAAACGTCCGTGTGGACCCCATCGTTCCAGTGTTTGGTGACCCCTAGCGGCTGCTTGACCTCAAACGGGTCAATGTGCTGCATCTTCAGTGCCTCATCTCGCTCATCCCGGACAAAGGCGCTGAAAAACTCGCCATCATCGATCTGAGCCTCGGCGGCTAGGCGCTGGTCCTCGTAAAAATCGCGGGTTCCGTCGATCGAGTAGAGATCCGGATTCTCGAAGATCCGGTCCGTGTAGCGGACAACGGCCTGATTCCATTCCTCATCTTGGGTGGAGGGACGGGCAAAGACGCCCTTTCCCACGGCATGCTGCCCGCATTTCTGTTTGATGCGTCCGGGAAAGCCCAGGTTCGCATCGATGGCGCGGACTTTTCGGACAATCTCACGGCGGGAAAATTCGCTGAGTTCCTTCCGTGAGTTGATGGGGAAGGCCATCATCGAGGAGCGGGCCGGGGAATTGTTCGCGGCATCGTAGCCGCTTCCTGCGGGGCCTGCGTCCTGATGGGTATACATCAGCGTGGCACCGTGCTGGTCAACGAGAAGAGGGGAACCTGTATTCATGGCTGATTACCTGCGGATGCCGGAAAAGCTCGCGAAGGTCGTGGAGACGACATTGCCCTTGAGTTCCTTCAGGGCGCGGCAGACGGCGGAAAACTTCTCCTCAATCGTGATGGAGTTGGTTGAGAACCCGAAATTCTTGCCATTCACGGAGGAGGTGATGAGAGCCCCGGCTTCCCCTCCGGAGATGCGGGCAAAAAGCTCATCGCGCATCTGCTCAAGCGGTGTGATGTCGTCGATGGCCTCCGCGTAATCAACGAGGGCCTGAATGTAACCTTGGGGAATCGCCATGACGCCCTTGGCGTGGTGTCAACACCCTTGCCCCGGTTGACACGGATCGGGATGACGTATGGCACTCTTTTCCGACAAAAAGCTCTCCGGGCGTTTTGATGCCTTTGAGTCATCCCTTTCCCAACTCGCAGAGGGTCAGAAGACCATCCTTTCCCTTCTCCAGGCATCTGCCGGGAAGAAAGAGGACGAGAAGATGAAGGGCAAAAAGCCCATGGAGAGCGGCAAAGAAGACCCCAATCAGAACGAAAACGATGCCGACCCTGTTGCCGGGGGCGCTGGTTCCGAGCCGGAGAAGGCCGGAACTCCCGAGCGCGATCCCGTGGACGGCGAAGCCGAGGGAAGCGAGGACGAGGAGCCCATGCACGAGCCCGTTCAGAACGAGGGCGAGACCAACGAGGATCCCGATTCCGAAGAGGAAGAGGAGGAGACCGAGGCCGAACAAGAGGCTGACGAAGAGCAGGGCGAGGACGAAGAGTCCGAGGAAGAGCCCACCAGTACCCCTCCCAAGCCCAAGACCGGAAAAAAGGAGGCCAAGGCTTCCAAGACCCTTTCGCTCGCTGCCGAGGTTGCAGATCTAAAGGCGCAGCTTTCAGAGCTTACCCAAAAGGGCCTCGCCCAGGCAGCGGCAAACATCGGCATCAAGCCGATTGCCCGCGCCGACAAGGCAGAGAACGCCCCGGACGAAGCCGATCCAGTGAAGCGCACCTACGCAAATTGGAGCCGCCCGATCAAGGCAGGCAAATAATCAACCCAAAAAAACACCCCACACCACCCCACGACAATGCCCGGATTCCCCACCCTCTCCGACATCGCCAAGCTGGACGCCGGAAGCGGCTATCCCGTCATCGATGAGACGATTCACCGCTCCCCCGAGCTTGAGAACTTCCCCGCTGCGACCATCGACGGCGCAACGGTCGAACTGACCGTTCTCACCACGCTCCCGAGCGTCAACTTCCGTGGTGCCAACGCTGGCAACCCCCGCACCAAGGCCGAGTGGGCCACCAAGATCTTCCAGACCGCCATCCTCGAGCAGCAGGTGGCGATCGACGTCAACGGCGTCCTGAAGTCCTCCAAGGATCAGGCCCGCACGCTGATCTCCCACTCCAAGCCCTTCATGGGCGCGACCATCAAGAAGATCGGTCAGTCCATCTGGTACGGTACCAGCTACGACGCCCAGAGCTTCCCCGGCCTCTGCTCGCAGTACAGCGCCGATGTGGACCACGAGATCGCTGTCGGCGGTTCCTCGAATCTCTCCTCGATCTGGCTTCTCGCCCTTGGTGAGGAGAACCTCGAAGTCCTCTTCGGCAACGGTGCCTCGATCCTGATGCAGGACGAATGGAAGCAGGAGACCGCCTACGATGCGAACGGCAACCCGTTCCTCGCCGCCGTCAACTGGATCAACGCCCGCCCCGGACTCAGGCTTGCCAACAAGCACGCCGCGATCCGCATCAGCGGCATCGGAACCGCCGCCGGTAAGACCGCCAACGACGCACTCCTTGCCCAGGGGCTGCAGCTTGCCCGCCAGTTGGACATGGATCCGACCCACATCTTCATGACCCCCCGCTCCGCCGAGCAGATTCGTGCGGCCCGCACGGCGGTCAACATCAAGGGTCTTCCCGCCCCTCGCCCGACCGACTTCGAGGGCATCCCCATCGTGGAGACCAACAACCTGAGCAACGCCGAGGAGACCCTGACCGCTCCGCAGGCCACCACGCAGGCTGACTAATCCGGAAGGCCAACCCTCAACCAACTCCTGACCATGCAACATAACGCCCGCAGTCTCGAAGACTCCGCCAACACCGTCTCCGCCGCGATCCCCGCGACGGGGGCGACCGTCACCAGCGCCCCCCTCAACATGGGGGTTGGCCGCAAGGCGGAGCAACTCGCACTTGCCGTCGATGTCCCCGCCCTCTCCGGGCTGGCTTCCGCCAAGAACGTCACCTTCACCGTCCTGCACAGCGACGACAACGCGACCTTCGTCGCCGTGCCGAGCCTCGCCCCGCAGGTGGTGACGGGCCCCTCCTCGGGCGGAAGCGCGGCCACCCGCCTCCGCTGGGGCTTCCCGACCCTCTCCAAGCAGTACATCGCCATCCGTGCGGTTGCTGACGCGAGCGCCGGAACGCTCTCCGGAAACTTCCTCTTCAAGGTTCTGGCCTAAAAGAGACAGATTCCTCCTAAAGCAAACCCCGCAAGGGCCGGAGAGTGAGTGTCATGGCTCGCGCTCCGGCCCTTCGCCCTTTTAGACCCTGCTCACAATGACGCCCCTCGAACGCCAGACAGCCGCAGCACTGCGCCAAACCACGAAGCTGTGGGGAAAGACCCCTTATCAGATCGGAGGCAGGGCCAAGAGCTTTGTGGGCATCTTCAACGAGCTTACCCATGCGCGGGCCTTCGAGGATGAGAGCGGGCGGGTAAGCAGCTACACGGCAACGATCGTGTCGGAGATTTCGCAGTTTGCCGGAGTACCTCCAACGCTTGGAAGCAGGGTGACGGTCATGGGCCAGACCTTCCGGATTGTGAAGCTCGACCGAGACAGCATCAGCGTGGTGATGCACCTGGACAACACGGTCAAGTGATATGGTCAAGGTGACGGCAGACGTTGATTTGAGGGGGTTCAATGCCGCCTTGGAACGATACAAGGATGCCGTCGGCAAATCATGGCCGGAGGTGCTCAAACAACAGGGGAGGTTGCTGGCGGTCAATCTGGCAACCGAGACGCAGCCATGGGGAAGTTCTTCGGAAGGCTTTAAGGTCGGCAAGGATGCCGTCTTGCGCGACGTGGGGCGGGTGTTTGCCGCCTCATCGGGGATGTATGAACGGCTGAAAGAGAAAAGCATCAAGGTGGCCCGCGCCTATTGGTCGTGCATGAGCACGGACAGGGTGGACAGGGCGGAGAGGATCCTGCAGGCCAACGGGGTCAATGCCCACCATGCCAAGAAACCAGATCCCGAGTTGCATGTAGCCAGACGCGACAGGCGCGGTCATGTGAGGCAGAAAAAAAACCAGTATCCCGCCGCCATCATCTTTGATGAAAAGAAGATCACGACCTATGCCAACAAAGTGGCGCGGAAAGTCGGCACGGGAAAAAGCGGATGGGCGCAATGTGCCGAGGAGCTTGGAGGGGCGAGGGGAATCCCTCTGTGGGCAAAAAGGAACCGCAGCGGCTCAACCGGTGGGGTTGATGACAACTCGACTGCCATGAATAACCCCTCCGTCACCCTCGAAAACCGCGTCCGCTACATCGGGAACCTTTGCACCAAGTCGGCGATCGCCCGAGCTTGCAGGATCCAGCGCGAGAAGATGGAGAAGCACATCGAGCGGGTACTTGCTCACTCCAAAAAGCACGCCGGATTCCATTAAGCCCTCCAAACGTCCACCCCATCACCACCATGCCAACGCCCCTTTCTCTCTCCTCGAAAATCGAATCCGCATTCACCGCCTACTTGGTGGCAGCGCAAGAGGACGGCCTGATTGATTCGTCGATCCAGATCGTGAGGGGGCAAACGGCGGACGAGCCAAGTGTGCCTTGGCTTGCCGTCTCCTGTTCGGATCCTCGCCCAGCCGGGGACATGCCGCCTCAGACCCTTGTGAAGGAGGCCGATCTCGTGCTCCACCTGCGAGTGCAAGCCGATGACGAGAGCCTTGCGACAAAGGACGGGAGGATTGCCCAGATCATGGAGGCCCTTGGGGATCTCCACGAGTTGATGGGAGTACTGAATGCCCCCGCAAGCGGTGCGGATACCCGCCCCGTCAAGGATGTGCATTTTTACGAGATCTTCGAGGGCAACCAACTTGAGCGTGCCAGCGAGAACCACTGGGAAACACAGTTGGTGTACAACCTGACGGTTCAGAACGGAGACCCGGCTACGGCTTGAGAGAAGCCGTCATCCGACGGCGCAGCGATAGCAACTCACGCCGGAATCGGAATCCTCGGATACATCGGATCAGCACCTCTC